CTAGCGAACTTCATAAGTATTTGGGTAGTGGTAAATCATTTCTGGGCGTTATGGCTTTCCTGCAATGGGTGACTAGGCCAGAAATGGAAAACTTTCGTGGGGTAATCCTGCGAAGAACAATGGTTCAAGTGACTGGCCCTGGTGGGCCAGCAGAAACAGGACAAGAGCTTTACCAGCCTTTCGGGGCACAGTTTAGGGTTAAGGATTCTAAATTCGTGTTTCCCAATAAAGCGACTGTTGTTTGTAAAGGTTGTGAACAAGAGAAAGATAAGCATAATTTCCAAGGTTGGCAGGTAAGCGCATTCTTGGTCGATAGAATTTGTCGCCTTACACAGTAATGTGTATTGAATAACTCCTTTAACTCAGGGGAAGTCTTAATGAGATTATCCTGAGCGAAGCCTAGAGATAGGAACGTGCAACGACCATCGAAACGGCAGCGAAAGCTGGAACGGAGTAGAGTAGGGCTAAGTGGCCTGAAACGGGGAGCATCCTTACGGGATGGTGATATGGTCTGAACATCTATAGCAATATAGAGATGCAGGTAGTGCTGCTGGCAAAGAGTAACGATCTTTGTTGAACATAATGGAAGCTCAACAGTTTGAAGAGTCACAGATTCTTTATTTCATCTCTCGTATGCGTACTTCCGCACCGATGAAGCCTGTGATGATGATGACAGCAAACCCTGACTACAATTCCTACTTGAGAGTTTGGTTGGAAGATGCCGGTTATCTAGATGAACGCGGCCTACCCCGCAAAGATATGGATGGTGTTACCCGGTGGTTTATTCGCCAAGGTAACAAAATGATTTGGGCAGCTTCAGCCGAAGAGCTGCAAGAAACCTACGGTGAAGAATGTGGCCCAATGTCATTTGTCTTTTACCCAGCAAACATTCATGATAATCCAGTTTTGATGCAACGCGACAAATCCTACGTCTATAAACTTCAGAACCTTCCTCGCGTGGAAATGGAGCGCCTTTACCTCGGATCATGGTATGCAAAAGAAGAATCCAGTGGGTACTTCAAACGTGAGTGGTGTGACAAAGTAAGCTTATACGATCAAGAGATTGTCTCTTACTGTCGTGCGTGGGACATCGCTGGTTCGCTCCCCTCAGAAACGCTACCAAATCCTGACTGGACTGCTGGTGTTCTTTTGGCTAAGACAAAGCAAGGCAGGTACATCATTGTAGATGCTGTTCGATTCCGTGCTAGGTTTGGCGAGGTGATGCAAAAGATTATTCAAGTTGCCAAAGAAGACCCTGAAGGTACACAGATCATTCTCCCCCAGGAGCCGGGTCAGGCAGGAAAAGCTGCTGGTAGTATGATGATCAAGGAACTGATTGAAGAAGGCTTCTACGCCAGGATGCGACCAAGCAATAAATCAAAGACGATTAGATTTCAACCATTCGCAGCAGCCTCTGAGGCCAATCTTATAGATTATGTAGATGGTAAATGGAATGACTTGTACTTTGATGAGCTGGAGCTGTTTGACGGAAGCCGCAAAAACAAAGACGATTTTTAACTTGGTCGTCTATAAACCCATTGAATTCAGTGAACCTCTGCCAGTAAATACTATCAGACGATACTGAGCGAAGCCTAGAAATAGGAACGTGCAACGACTATCCCGAGAGGGAGTAGGGTCAAGTGGCCCGAAGCGGTGGGTAGGTCGAATGACCTAAAGATATAGTCTCATCTGCATAATGATATGCAGCAACCTTGTGTTGGGCAGAATGTAACGAACTCTGTTTAAGATAGTAGCAAGTGGACGCAACAAGTGATGCCTTCATCACTTTAGCCCAAAAAATCCAACTTCCAAACTACATGGCTGGCCTAAAGTCAGCCGATAGTGTTTTAAAAACAAGTAACCCATTCGCTTAACAAATAGGAAGAGACATGGCGGAAACAAATCTAGAAGAATCCCCAGCTCTTACTACTGGGGATGACCCCATTCCGCGTATGCGATTGGGACAAGTTAGCTACAACGGATTGAATGTTTTTAGTGGTAATATCTTTGAAGAATGCGCACATGAATTGCGCTGGCCACAAGCCATTCAAACTTATAAGAATATGGCAAAGGATGCCACTATTGCCCCGGCTCTTAACCTTGTTGAGATGGCTATTGCTCGTGTACCTTGGCATGTTCGTATCCCAGAAGGGTATGAGGATGAACTAAAGGATAAAGCAGATTTCGTTCGTCAAGTTATGAACGATATGGATCATAGCTGGGGCAGCTTCATTCGTCAAGTGGTTAGCTTCAACCGTTATGGTTTTGCTGCTCACGAGAAAGTGTATCGTAAGCGCTACAAGAAGAATGGTAGTAGATATGATGATGGTCTTGTAGGCTTGGCCTCAATGCCTCCTGTTACACAAGATAGCGTTGAATCATGGGATTGGGATGATAAAGGCCGCAAACTCACTGGTCTGTATCAATACCCTAATGTCCCTGCTGGTAAGAACAAAGTAGACATTGTAGATAAAGGTATTGAACAATTTATCCGCAGAGAGAAGTTTCTTCTTTTCCGTAACAACCCACTGAAAGATTCCCCGATTGGTGAAAGCCCCCTTGCCTCTTGTTGGCAAGCATGGAAGTACAAGACTGAGCTTGAGAAGTTTGAGGGTACTGGCGTTGCTTCTGATGTACGTGGTCTAAAGATTCTTAAGTTGAATCCACGCTACATGGCAGAAGATGCTAGTGACTCTGACAAAGAGACTTTCGAGTATTGGAAGAACATCATGCGCAACCTCCACATTGGAGAGCAAAGTGGTGTAATTGTTCCTAGCTTGAAAGATGATAATGGTGAAGAGATGATTGCAGATTTGCAGCTTCTCGGTATCAATGGCCAACGTAGTTATGACGTTGGTGAAATTATTGGTCGTTATCGCTCTGAGATTATTACTTGCCTAATGGCATCCCAACTTACGCTTGGTCAAAATGGTGGTGGTAGCTTCTCTCTTGCTGAGAGTTTGCAAGGCATCTCCAACATGGCCATTGAAGCTAAGTTGATTGAGATTCAAGACCAACTTAATCATGACCTCATCAAACAGTTGTTTGAATTAAATGGTTGGTCAACTGCTGTTATGCCAGAATTCTATTTTGGCGATCTTGTTAGTCCAGACCTCGATGTACTTTCCAAGTTCTTGCAACGCGCAGGTGCTGCTGGTCTTCTTCGTAAGACTCCAGCTACAGTTGCTTGGGTTGCTCAACAAGCTAACATGCCTGTTGATTTTGCTTTGGATGAACCACAAGAAGAGTTTGAAAAGCTTCTAACTGGCTTCACGTCCAATGCAGGAGAGGGTATGGAAGAGGGTATGCCATCGGGTACAGGTAGTGCAACAGGTGGTGGCGATCAGTCTACAGGAAACAGTGAGAACACATAGATGAGTGATAAGAAAGACTTTGTAGAAAGCCTCAGTGCTCTCATTGAGAAGTATTTTGGTGGCAGTGAAAAGCAAACAGATGTTGAGTTTGAAGTAACTAAGTCGGTAGATGAAGATGAGAAGATGGCGTTGTTTGTCGTCCTTGAACCTGACGTAGAAGACTTGCACGGTGATGTTTACTCTGAGAAAGAAGTAGAGAAGGCGTGCATTTCTTACAACCAACATTGTCGTAAGGCTAACCTCTACCATCGTGTAGAGACTGAAGACTTTGCCATCGTCCAGTCCTTTGTAGCTCCTGTTGGGTTTACTGATGACATGGGGCGTGAGATTAAGAAAGGTACGTGGCTCGCTTGGACTAAGTTTGATAATGACAGTCTTTGGGAACAAGTGAAAGATGGCAGCTTCCAAGGACTTTCAGTCGGCTGTCGAGCAACCGTCGAGGAACTTGAATAATGGCTAAGCGCCGACTAAGCAATTTTAACTTTGAGAGTGAGGGTAGTCACATTGCCCTTGTACATCGTGACCAAGGTGGCCCTGCAAACGGTGTTGATTATGCACTGATTTGCAAAGCTACCAAAGACATTACAACTAAGGAAGTTGAGAAGGCTACAGAAGTTACTGTTACGATGAATATCGTAGACTTCCTCTGTAAGTTCTTCGGTCTGTGGTACGACGACGCACTTGTCCTTGCTATGGTAATGGGATATGACGTTGGTGATGCTGGGTATAGTTTTGTCGAAGCATCCACAGATTATGAAGACTATCTTCAAGAGCGTGTAGATGCAATCAACATTATGAAGGCTCTTGTCCTTGATAAAGATGTAGAAGACATTAAGAAAGCTGTTGGTGAACTTTCTCCTCAAGACTACCTTAAAGTTATTGAAGCTCAACAAGTGTTTGAAAAGAACTTTGAAGCGGCAACCGAAAAAGTTGCTGTCCTCAAGAAGTCCTCCGGTGTCACAACCGAGGGCGTAATAGCTGAGAAATCAGCGCTCTCTCCCTCCGTGGAAATCAATAAAAAAGAGGACGACATGTCTGAATTTATCTCTAAGGCAGCTATGGATGTTGCCGTGCAAGAAGCTGTACAAAAGGCTGTAGGTGAGGTTCAAGTTGAGCTTACCAAGGCTCAAGAAATTATCAAGAAGTACGAAGAAGAGAAGACAGAGGCTGTTGCCAAAGCTCGTAAAGAGGCTATCGCCACTGTTGAGAAAGATGAAGCAAAAGCCGAAGAGCTGTTCAAGACTTTGAACCCTCTGGAGCAGGAAGCATTTGAGTCCGTAATCAAAGCACTGAAAGCTAAAGATGAAGTAGTGGAAAATTCTGACCTCTTTGTTCAAAAGAGCAAAGATGTTAATGAAGAAACTAAGCCAGTAAGTTTTAAGAACTTCTTGCCTACCAAAAACAAATAAGTAAAAGGATTATCAAATGACTGCTATTGCAACTCGTTCCAACAAACTGTCTCAGATCGTTGCATTTGAAGACTTGGTTGAATATGGCTATTGCCGTGAAACCGTAACTGTAACCACTCAAGCTGACATGGACATTGGTGCTGCTCTGGTACTGTCCGCAGGTAAGTATGTTTGGATTGATCAAACTGCTGCTGCTGACTTGTCCGCTGGCGTAGCTATTCTCGTTGATCACTTTGCAGACGTTCTTAATCTGACTGCTGGTGATCACGAACTGGCTGTTCTTGTCCGTGGCCCTGCTGGCGTCACCGCTGCTGCACTCCAGTATGACGGTACTGTTGATGCCACTGGCAAAGCAGCTATGGTCACCCAACTTGCCGCGCAAGGCATTGTTGATCGCGTACAAGTTTAATCAAATCTAATAAATAAGGTAAATAGAGAATGTCCGTGATCCGGTCCTACTTCGATTCGTTCAAAACTACAGAAATGACTGATGCAATCAATGAGATTGAAAATCAGTATGGTTATATCAACAGCCGTAACTACTTCAACATGAAGTCTACCGGCCAAACTGCAATCATCTTTGACGTGAACAAGCATAACATTACTTTGCTTCCTCAAGTCAACCGTGGTGATCACAGCGCTACCCAAGGTAAAGAACGTGATGTTCAAACCTTCGCTCTGAAGCTTGCCTACTTCAAGCACGCTGATCGTCTGATGACTGAAGACATTCAAAGCTGGCGTCAGCCGGGTCAAGAGATTCAAGAGACTCTTGCCCGTGCCACTGCTGAGAAGCTGCAAGACATGCGTATGGCTGCTGACCAGACCAATGAGTACATGAAGCTGCAAGCCTTCAAAGGTATCTTCAAGACCCCGGATGGTACTGTAGTTGCTAACATGTTCACCGAGTTTGGTATCTCCCAGACCTCGATTGACTTTGTACTGGGCACTGGCACCACTAACATTGACGCTAAGATTTCTGAACTGAAGAAAGCCGTAGCAAACAACGTTAAGCAAGGTGGTGCAATCAGCGGTATCGAAGTTGTAGTTGATCCTATCTTCTTCGACAAGCTGATCAACCATGCACAGATTCGTGATGCCTTCAAGTTCTACCAGAACAGCGGCACTCAGCGTCTGCGTGATGACCTCGCCAACTACATGCGTTGGGGCGTAATGGAAGTGTTTGAATATCGTGGTGTTCGCTTCATCTCCTACGATGCCACTTTCAACCTGCCGAACGGCACCACTGAGCAAGGTATTGCTGACGATACTGGTCATGCCTATGGTCTTGGTATCCGTGATCTGTTCCGTGGTTACAGTGGCCCTAGCAACAAGCTTTCGCAAGCTAATGAGCCGGGTCGTGAGATGTTCGTTCGTCAATACGTTGATCCTCGTGATGAGTTTGTTGACTTTGAACTGGAAATGGCTCCGCTGTACTTCTGCACCAAGCCTGCTTCCTTGGTTAAAGTAACCACTTCTAACTAAGAATATTGGGGAGTGTTCCTCCCCATTTTAAGGAGATAGCAGATGGCTATTGCAGATGTAAGTAATGCAGAAAAGGGCTGGATTGATGCCCACGATGTTATTCAGCGAGTAATCACTGAAGTTAATGCCGAAGTTCCTGTTACAGAAGTAATGCCTAATCAGGCTGATTCTGTTGCGGCTGATGTGCCTGCACTTGTTGTTGATTTCAATCTTTTGCTGGACAAACTGAAAGCTGCTGGTCTGATGGTAGTTGACGTATAAGATGTGGGGCTGCTTGTCAGCCCTCCTTCTATTTAAGGAGAAGGCATGGCGCTCACAGATGTAGAAACAGTAAGACTCTTGATTGGTGATACACCAACAAGCCCATTTTACCCACTGTTCTCGAATGAAGAAATTCAACAGTTTCTTGATATGAACGGTGGAGCAATTATGCAAGCAGCACGCCTAGCGGCCATTGCTGCAAGTATGCAACTAGCTGGATACACATCTCGCGAAAGGGTCGGAGAAATTGAAGTGTGGTCTAACTTGTCCACTTCGTATCTCAAAGCTCTTGAAAATCTAATTGATGATAGTAGCGCTGTAAACATTCCAAACGGAATTAGACCTTACGCAGCAGGGATTAGCTACAAAGATATTTGTGACAATGATTCCAATCCAGATAACGTAAGACCACCTTTAGTTGGTATCCGTCTCTGTGATAATAACTTGTTTGCTTATACAAATCCTTTCCGCGTTAAATCTTGTCATTGCTAAGGAGAAGTAAATGCTAAAACCAAACTTCCTCCTTACTAAGAAAGTATCAATTGACATTATCAGACAAACACAAGGTTCTTACGTCAACGGTGATTGGGTGGAAGGGACAGAAACAACAGTCCCTACAGAAGTGAACATCCAACCACTTAAAGACAGTGAAATCCTTCTACTCCCTGAGTCAGAACGTACTAAGGAATGGTACAAGCTTTATTCTGCTGAAGAACTGCGTACTGCTAAAGAGGGTACGGGTGGTTATGGAGCGGATGAGTTTATTTGGCAGGGTGATAGATACAGAGTTATGAAAGCTCGTAATTTTGCCATGGGTACGTTGGATCATTTTCGTGCTTTCGCTGCCAGAATACCACTAACTCCAAACTAATAAAGAGGGTGGTATGAAAGTTACAGTAGACAAGAGTGTATGGAACAAACTAAAGAAAGGGTTTGTTGCAGCTCAGAAGCAAGACGTTAAAGTTGGTTGGATTAACTCTTCCTACGGCTCTGATAATGACAACCTTCACCATGCGCAAGTAGCTCAGTGGATTGAAGAGGGTGTAGCTAGTCAGAACATTCCACCACGCCCATATATGAGAGTTGGCCTTCCTGATGCCTTTAAGCAAGGTAAGAGTGAAGAAGCTTTCAAGCAACTTGTAATAAGTGTAGCCAATGGTAAGCAAACTCTGACACCGCTTAAAGCTGTAGGTGCATCTGTTGCCAATACACTTGAAGGTGTTATGGAAGGGTGGACAACACCAATGAACGCACCACTCACTATTGAGTTGAAAGGGTTTAACGATCCACTTGTAGACACTCATGAACTTATTGACAACATCACTTATATGGTAGGGGCAGATTAATGACACTTTATTCAACCCTACGAACTGCATTAAGAAATAGTGCATTAGTTGCATTAAGTGAGTACCCAACTTCACCAGTAATTTTCAGCCACGGGGCGGGAGGCGAGCCTGCTGAGTCTTATGTTGTTATCAGCATCCTAAGTATCAATCAAGTTGGTGGTCATTCTACAAGTACACAGACTAACATAGATGAAGAGCTGTCCATTAGAGTTCCTTACGAAGCTCTTGTTCAATTTAGTTTCGTTGGTAGCACTAGCGGTAACATGGCTTATAGTTTTAACCAAAGAATCAATAACAATCCTCTAGTGTTGGAGGAGCTTTCAAAGAATAAACTTGGTGTCATGAGAAAGAGCCAAGTAAGACGTGCTCCTCAAAAGAGAGATACCCAGTGGGTTGAATACCACAATATGGATGTAACATTCTCGTACTTTGTGAATACACAGCAACTTGTAGATGTTGTTGAGGCTGTAGTTATAGAAGCGCAAATAGATGAGGGCATTGAAACTGCCATCATTGAAATACTTGTCCCCGAAGATTTTGTAATAACCCCGTAGTCATAGCTACGCAATTTAAATAACAAAGGAAATATACAAATGAGTGAGCTTGATGATGTAGTACGGGTCGTGATCTTCGACCAGTCCACAGCTATTGCAACTGCTTCTTTTCAGATACCCTTGGTGCTGGCAACCTTCACAAACTTTGCTGAACGTACCCGTACTTATCAGAATATTACTCAGGTTGGTGAAGACTTTGCTTCTACCGAAACTGCGTACCTGATTGCACAAAAAGTGTTTGGTCAGTCTGGCGTCCTTGGCGCTACACCACCGTCCATTGTGATTGGCCGTCGCCAAATTGATGAAGTAACTATTACACCTACTGTTGCTAACAGCACCACCTACACCGTTACACTTAATGACACAGACTACACATTCACCTCTGACGTTGACGCTACCGCTGCTGAAATTAGCCTTGGTCTTGTTACTGCTATCGGTGTTGTTGCAGGTATTACTGTAACTGACCTGATTGGTTCGTTCACTGTTGAAGTGACTACTCCGGGTACTGAGTGGAGCATCACCGTTTCCAGCAACCTGGTTAAGGTAGCTACTGCATCCACCGAGACTTGGGTTGAAGCTCTTGAAGCTGTAGAAGCTGACAATGATACATGGTATGCTGTAGTTGCAGAAACTCAGGTATTGGCAGAGCAAGAAGCTTTGTCTGATGCAATTCAAGCTCGTGAGAAAATCTACGGTTTGAGTTCTGCTGACACTGTTGCACCTACCACTGGCACCACAGACATTGGCGCTGTATTGAATGCTAAATCTGCTGCTCGTACCTTCGGTGTTTACCTTCCGACTGCTGCTACCGAATTCCCAGAAGCTGCATGGATTGGTTCGCAACTTGCTGTGACTCCGGGCAACAATGATTGGGACTTCAAGCGGGCTAATGGTGTAACTGTAAGCAAGCTTACTAACACCCAAGTAACCAACCTGAAGAATAAGTCTTGGAACTACTACCGCGCTAAGGCAGGTGTAAACATCTTCCAAAACGGTGACATGTTCGACGGTAAGCCGATTGACGTTCAAGTTGGCAAAGATTGGCTCAAGGCCCGTTTGCAGGAATCCATCTATTTCCGTATTATCAACGTCTTGAAAATCCCTATGACTGATAGTGGTTTGCTGATCGTAGAGAATGAAATTCGTTCGGTTCTTTCGCAAGCAGAGGCTAACTTGCTTATTGATCGCGGGTGGAATGTTCAGACGCCTCCTGTAGCTTCAATTCCCGAGAACCTTCGTGCTCAACGTGCTGCTGGTGTGTTCGTTATCCGTGCCCGTTTGCAGGGATCGGTTCGCTTCGTGGATATTGAATTTTATTTGAGCGTATGACGCCCAGTTTAATAAGGAATAAGTAAATGGCTTCAGAATATATTGGTACATTCTCCCCGGATGATTTTACCATCATCCTGAGTAAGGGGAGTTTTGTTCACCGCGTCACAGGTTTTGCTGATGGTACGTTTGTATCGATGGAGCGCCTTGTACCTTCCAGTGAACCCTACCAGGGAGTTGGGGACAATGCTTTTGCACGGGTAAAACGCCGTGTTACAGCAATGAACGTAACTATCTCGTTGCATCAATACTCGCCATCGAACACCGTGCTGCAAGCACTACAAGATGCAGACGCAAACTCGCCGGGTAGTGAGTGGGTCTTTAACTGTATTATGAAAGACATGAGCGGCCAAACCGTTATGTCCACCAGTAACGCAATTATCCAAGCACCACCATCTGCAACTTTTAGCACTACCACTGAAACTCGTGACTGGGCTATTTATATGTTCGGTAGCGATTTGCATATTGGTGGTAACATGCTGATGAGTCCTTCTGATGTTGCTGCTGTAGAAGCTGTAGACGGCAACGTAGATGATCGCTGGAAAGCTTAAATAAGGATTTGAAATGGCCAGCATAGCCAACTATTGCCCAGATGATGTAAATGTTCTGGTAGCTGGCCTGCTCAATATCAAAGGCTTCGTCGATGGTACATTCATCACGATTGACAAGGATGTCATGCCTTTCAAGAGTGTACGCACTCCTGATGGTACTGTAGCAAGGCTTTATGATAATGACCAGACTTATACTATTAGGATTACTGTTCACAGCGGTTCTAATACAAACGACTTTTTCACAAAACTGCTGCTTTTAGATGAGATAACACAAAAGGGTAAATTCCCTATCCTAGTCAAGGATCATAGTGGCACTGACTTGTTTTTCTCAACTACTACATGGATTGAAGAAGTGCCTTCGATGGCAAAGAGTTCTGGTATTGATGCACGTACTTGGGTGTTAAGAAGTTCTCAGGCGGTTATTAACTATGGTAACAATGAAGACCCTTCTGGCATTCTTCAAGATCTTGTCAATATTGCTTCTGGTGCTCTGCCTATTCTTGAAGGGATCTTATGAACAAGTCTTGGATCGAGTCCATAAGGAGTTCTCATAATGGCTGACAAGAAGTTCTCCTTAAATACATATAGTGCTTCCGACGTTATCCTTACTATTGGTGGTTATCAGATTACAGGTTGGGAAAGTATCACCATTGCAAGACGTGTTGATGGCTTTGTCCCTGTATTTGGTATTAGAGGTAAGCACACCAGAATCCCAACTAATGATACAAGTTCTTTTATTACACTACCTATTCTTCAAACCTCTCAAAGTAATGAAGTGCTATCTACTATCCACGGATTGGATTTGATTGAAGGAACTGGCAGACTTGCTATCTTGTTGAAAGATAATAGTGGAGCTAGTGTCTTTAGTAGTAACGAAGCTTATATTGTTGGTTATCCTGAGACAGTATTCTCTGGTACTTTTGAATATCGTGCATGGTCAATACTTTGCCAAACCACAGACACCTTTATTGTTGGTGGCAACAGCAGACCAAGTACTTCTGTGTTTGATGGTGTATTCAATGCTGCAAGTAATTTGTAAGTGGTTTGCTATAAGCATTCTATCGTAACAAGTAACATCTTTGATGCTCTGCATCCTTTTCTTCTGAGGCTACAAAATGAATCTTCAAAATATTGCTCTTGAGCAAACAACTGTTGTATTGGGTGAACGTGAATATCTAGTCACTGCCCTTCCTGCAATTGATGCTCTTGAGCTGCAAGAACAACTGTTCCAAAATGAATTTAAACTTAATCCTAAAGAGATTAAGAAACTCATCTGCAAATGTGTTGCTTTTGAGAACAAGCAGATTACAGATAAATCCTTTGATATTCTGTTCTCCCGTAAGACAGCACACCTTCAAGAATTGGTAGGTGAGATTCTGAAGTGGGGCTTTGAAGACCTTTTTACGGAGAGCGGTACAGAGGACTAAAAAGTTCTACTGCACCAACTCTTTCCAAACTAGAGAAAGAGATTATAGATAAGTTCTCCCAACGATGGGAAATCTATAGAGTTGCAACGCATGAGTTGGGTGGATTACATCTTATTGCAGATATGCGTACAAAGTACAGCCTTAAAGACTTGTACAATATGTTAGAGACATTAGATGCCTATGATGCAATGAAGAAGCTTGCTCATGACAAGGCTACCACGGATAATAAAAAGTAGGTGCTACCTTGGATATTGCAAAGTATTTTGTTACGTTGGGGTTTAAGGTCGATAAGACACAAACAGACAAGGTAGATAAGACCCTTAAGAACTTTGAAGCGGGTCTGAAGAAGGGCACATTAGCAACTGACAAGGCTGTTGTATCAGAGAAAGCAGTTGCTAAAGCCAAGAAGTCTACTGCTAAAGTTGTTGATGAACAAACCCTAGCCCTGAAGAAAGCAGCCGAAGCCGAAAAGGATTGGATTAGAAGGGCTAAGGAGGGGCAAAGAGTTAGTAACGCCACTTTCAGAGCCAGGATGTCGGCAAGAAAGGCCGAGCAGTCTGCCATGAGGATGCAGCATACTGAAGCGTTAAGGATGAATAGGGAGTTCAATAAGTCCCGCACATCCGCTGGTATGGTCAGGAAAGGCCCGGTAAAGATTGTATCGGGTGGCGGTAGTACAAGAATGCCTATGGGATCATTAGCCAGTAGGCTTGCCCACTTAGATCAGAACGTTGGTGATAGCAGTGCTGCAATTGGTAGGATGCGTTCTTACTATCAACAACAAGAGCGTATGGCAATTGCTTCTGCAAGGAAACAAGATGCTGCCATTACCATGGGTGCTAAGAAACTTGCTGACGATGAGAAACGTCGCACCCTTGAAATTGCGGCACTACGTAAGCAAAAACTGCAAGAACTTAAGCAGATGCGCAGGGAAGAAGACGATCTTGCCCGCCGCAACCACCAAGCAGAGTTGGCAAGGATTCGTGCGGAAAGAGAGGCTAGTAGAGCTGCTGCTATGCAGCGTAGGCTTGAAACTCGCAACAATGAGCTGGCGCGTCGTAACTCTGTTGTAGGAAGTCGTCAAGGTATATCTGGAAGGTCTGCTATTGGTGCAGGCGTTGCTGGTGGCCTAACTTCTCGTATGTATGGCCCAGCTATTGGTTTAGCTATGGGTGGTTATGGTCTTGGTCAGGTGATGAAGGCTAACGAAGCCGTTGTTGCAGCTAGACTTCAAACCCAAGCTGTATCGCAAGCGTATGGTGGTACAGCTCAACAAGGTAATGAAAACTTTGAGTGGTTGAAGGGTCAAGCAAACAGGGTTGGTTTTAGTTGGATTGATACTGTAGGGGACTTTAACACCCTGACATCTAACTTGGTTGGTGCTGGTCAGACCACAGAAGATGCCCGTACTGTGTTCAAAGGGTTTGCTGAATATGGCCGTGTAAACAAACTATCTGACGCTAGACAGCAACTTGTATTCAGTGCCTTGGGTCAGGTGGCTGGTAAGGATAAACTTCAAGCAGAAGAACTTACCAAACAGCTTGGTAACAGCCTTCCTGGCGCTAAGTCAATCTTTGCTGAAGCATGGCAGAGAAAGACAGGCGGCAGATTGAAGGGTGCTGAATCCATTCAAGCTCTTGAAAAGGCAATGAAAGAGGGTAATGTCCGTGGCGACATCCTCACTATTGCAGCACAGATTGCGTCTGAAATGGCAGCTCCGGGTTTGTCCACAGCTAGTAAAGCATCTCAAGCTGAGCGTAATAGATTTAAAAACCAACGTATGGCATCTTATGAGATTGCAGCAGAAGCTGGTGTAGAGGGTGGTTTTGCGAGAACATTTAAAACTCTCTCCATAACTCTGAAAGAGTCTGATGGCCTAGTTGCATCAATGGCAAGAGGTTTTGAAAGAGCAACAATTGAAGCAAGTAAGTTGCTCCTGTTCCCTCAGTCGTTTGCAAGAGCACTGGAAGGTAGAGATAGCCTTGTTGCTGATTGGCTTGGTGCAGACGCTACTGCACAGTTGAAAGCTGATTGGGCTGCTATTAGAGAGTCTATGGAAGCCATGTCTAACATGGCAACACCAGCTTGGCTCCCAACTCTGGAAGGTGTGTCGAGAGACATTGCCGCACAGATGCGTGTGATAGCAGCCATTATCAGCGGTGATATGTCTAGCGTAGGTAGTGCACTGGTTGAGTTTGCAAAAGGTAGGTACGCCAAGCTTGGTTCTGCTGTGGCTACTGGCCCTAACTTTGCACTGAGGGCTATAGGAACTGTGGGTGGATTTGAAGTCCCACAAATAGGCAGTGATTGGTATATCCCGCCCTCGGTAGCTGACTCTGCTGTAGCTGGTTATGGTCTAGGGAGTCCAGTAGTCTCTCGCGATACACTAACTGGGCAAAACTACCAAGGTTCTGATCCATTCTCGGCAGCAAAGAATGCTCGTGAGTTGTCATATAATTCCTTTGGAATGCCTCAAGCATCACTTGATATGAAAGTTGATGTAACTATCACAGCAGCAAACCCAGAAGACTTCAAACACCAATTTGATAGCAGCCTTAAAACATCAATGACCGACATATGGAGAGAGACTATGACACCTTTTTCCAATAAGGAGGCTCACTAATGTCCTTCGCTATTAAATGGGGTGGAACAAACCCAGATGAAGGTGGCCTCATCTATATGGATGCTGTTGTAAGTTACTCACAGAACTTTAGTGGGCAAGTTACTAAGCACCCTGTAGATGGTGGTGCGCAGATTTCTGATCACTTCATTTCCCAAAACCCTGTCTTCACAATGTCTGCTGTAATCAGTGGTGTAGATATTTCTACTGGTAGTTACCTGATTCAAGATAATGATGGTAACTTTCCATACAACGTAACAACAGCACCAACAGCAGTATCTGTTAACTCCACAGACAGCTCTGTTCTAAGTAGATTCATTCCAGACAGTATTGGACAGTTTCTGCCTGACTCATCTCCTGATGTTGTGGTTGACCCTGCAAGAAGTGATTTGATTGAACAACTCAGGGATATGTTGAAAGACTTAATCTCTGGTGTAAAGTTCAATGATACAACAGGGCAGTTTGATCCTAACATTCAAGTTGTTCAGTTGTATGAGTTTACAGGTAGACTTCTTAAAAGAATTCAGAACAACCTTGTAGTTACCAACGTACAGTTCAAGGAAGATGCTAACACAGGGTACGGACTGTACTGTGACATTACTTTCGAGCAAGTTAGTTTTGTATACTTGAAAAAGACAGACCTCCCGAAAGATGTTCAAACACCAGTAAAGTCTAAAGCTGCAAGTAAGAAGTCTATTGGTAAATGTGATAGTAAAGTAAGAGATGCAGAAGACCCTAACAACACAGACTCACAAGAAAATAAAGACTCTGTTAATGGTTCTGTTAATGACGTAGACCCTAAAAGAGAAGCAGATGAGGCGGAAATAGGTGGCTAATAATTATGTTTCAATTCCGCTAGATCCATCATCCTTCTACGGTCTATCTATTTCCTTGGAAGGTAACTCTTACAACATTGATTTCACTTACAATGAAAGAGCTGAGCTGTATTTCATCTCTTTGTTTGATGCAGACAATAATCCAATTGTTACAGGTGAAGCGCTTGTACCAGAGTATCCAATCTTTCTAGACTACTTCCTACCAAACCTTACAGGGTATTTCTGGTTGGCTAAGAAAGGCACCCTTACTGGTGAACCTTACAAAGAGTTTCCGACCAAGATTAGTGAATACTATAACTTGTTCTACATTTATGTGACTGAGGACTAATATGCAATTACAGCGCAACCGGGTGTATGAACTCATTGTTGGTGACTCTAAATCTGGTGACGCTCTGTTGATTAACAATAGTCTTCAAGTGACATTTGATATTAGTAAGTCTTCCAGTAATAAAGACAAAACAAACAGTGCTGCCATCGAAATCTATAACCTATCTGATGAAAGTTTGAAACTCCTTGACGTTGATTACCCCGCTGCTGTTTTCTCTGCTGGCTATTTAGAAATCGGAATGAAAAGGCTGTTTGCTGGGCAAATAACCAACGTTACGACGCGCAAGAGTGGAACTGATAGGGTAACTCAGATTCAGATGGGGGCGGGTTATACAGACCTAAACCATACAGTATTAAGCCAATTAACAGCGCCTGGACGTACTGTCAAAGACGTACTAGAAGACATTCGTAAAGCTATCCCTAATGTCTCTCGTGGTGTGTTCAACGGAACCAACCTGAACAATCCAGTTATCTATGGCTACCCTCTTATGGGAACACCTAAAGAGATGCTGGATGAATTGTCCAGTAAGTATGGATTGCATTGGCAAGTAGATGAAGATGTTCTTTATGTCCATGACAATGACAGGGCCAGCACTGAGAACTTTGAACAAGCTTATGTTATTTCTAAGTACACAGGTTTGATTGAAAACGCTTATCGTGTAAGTGGTGATGTTCGCAGAGGTGCTAAGGATAAGTCAAAGAAGCAGGGTGTTCAACTCAAGATGCTCCTTAATCCTGACATTATCCCCGGCGACATTGTAAAGCTTGAAGATACACTAATCACTGGCTGGTTCCGTATCGATTCCATGAGACATACAGGCGGTTGGAGAGATTCCGGGTGGTATACACAACTTGACTTAAGTGCTCTTGAGAAAGTAGAGAATAAGAAGGAATAATCTATGGCAAGGGAATCGTCCCTCCAAGAGTTGCTTGTTGCTGCTTTTGAATCTCAAATGAACAACATGTACACAGCTATCCCGTGTGTTGTGGTTGCTATAAGAGATAGCCTTAATGGTCAGATGGTGGATATACAACCAACCATTAACCAGAAGTTTGTAAGTGGTGAGATTAAAGAACGAACTCCAATATTAGGAGTTCCTGTATCTTTCCAAGTAACTAAGAAGTCTGGCCTTACTTTCCCTATTCGTGTAGGTGATACAGGAACTGCTATCTTCTCCATGCGCAACTTAGATGTATGGAAAGCTGGTCTTGGACTTCCCGGTACTCCGGCTAATGCTGCCAAGATGGATAAGGGAGATGCAATCTTTATCCCCGGTATTCAGCCTCCAAGTGTTGCAGTGAATAACCCCAACAAGCGGACATGGACACACAGTACAGAAGATACAGTGCTAGTTCATAACATTGGTGAGTCTACTGAAACTGAAGTAAGACTTCTTGCGGGTGGTGGTATTGTAATCAATACAAACCAAGATGCTGAGATTAATTGCAACAATGCCTCTATCACTGCTCAAGGTGATATTGATATGCAGTGTGCAAACTTCACTCTTGATGCCACTGACTCAATCACTATGACAGCAGCCACTGCTGATATTACTATTGGTAATACTACTTGGTCTGGCAATATTATCCAGACAGGTAACTACACAATGATTGGTGTTGGTACGTTCAACGGCATTAATTTTGCCACTCATGAACATGTGGACACCCAGCCGGGAATCGGTACATCTGGTGGCCCCGTAAATCCATAAGGAACAGGCGTGGACATACTACTTGATTTAAACAGAGGTTCGTTATCCTACGGCGATGCTGTATGGGTGAATGGACCTCTTCAGAAAGAACAAACAACACAACCTTTTACTCAAGTTGTTGCCCAACGCCTGTACATCAAACTCACTTGCTTTACAGGTGAATGGGTGTTGAATACACAGTATGGTGTTCCTTACTGGAACATCCTTGGGCAGAAGGTTAGTAAAGCTTCAGTTGATTTGATCCTCCAACAAAAGATCCTAGAAGAGCGTGGAGTGAAAGAGCTTATTTCTTTTTCCTCTACACTTCAAAACAGACAGTATTCTTTAACCTTCAGGGTGAGAGTGGTCACAGGGGAAATCTCTGAGCCTATTACGATTACCCCACTTCTCTAGGAAATTTTCATGGCATTCGGAATTACAAATTCTGGTTTTGTGATCAAACGATTGCAAGACATTCTAACAGCTCAAAGGGCTGAAGCTGTAGCACTGTTCCATGATCTTTTAATCCCAGGGGACCTCGTAGACACATCTGACAGCTCTGTCCTTGGTCGTTTGATTGGCTTGGATAGTATTGGTGACGCAGAGCTTTGGGAACTTGCACAGCTTAGTTACTCATCTCTTGACCCTAACTCTGCTACTGGCGTTGCTCTTGATAACCTTGTGCAATATTCGGGTATCAGTCGTTTCCCAGCTTCGCCAACTACAGCTATTGCTTTGTTTGCTGGTGACATTAATACGCTGATTGCAGCAGGCAACTCTGTACAAGCTTCAGATACTAGAAAGACATTCACTGTTTCAGACAGTATTGCGCTATCTCCTAGTGTTGCTCGTGGTGTTACCATCACTGTTCAGACTGTTCAGAATAGTACAGCTTACACAATTAACTACACACCAGTTAACGGCTCTCTTGCTACTGTCACTTTCACATCTGATTCTGATGCAACTGTTGCAGAGATTCTAGCTGGTTTGCAAGCATTGATTGCAGGTAGTCATCCACTACTTACAGCTTCTGTTGTTGGCACAACTCTTGTTGTTGACATGACTGATGACTTCCAGTCAGCTACGTTCTCCATCACAAGTAACCTTGCAATTTCTAAATGTAGAAAGTTAGGGACTGTTGTTTGTATTGAGAATGGCCCTAATGAGCAAGATGCCAATACAATCAATACCATCCTCACTCCTGTGCTTGGTTGGGATAGTGTAACAAACATTCTTGCTGCCTCTGCTGGTCGTTTGCTTGAGACAGATGAAGAGCTTCGTTTACGCTTCCGTAACACTAAGTTTGAACGTGCAAGTAACATTCTAGACAGCTTGTATGCTGCTCTGTTGAACGTAGCTGGTGTAGAGGAAGTTGCTATCTATGAGAACGACACAAACGTCACAGACGCCAATGGTGTTCCTCCACACAGCTTCCTCCCAGTAGTGCTTGGTGGCAGCTCTCAATTGATTGCAGAAGCTATTTGGTTGAACAAGCCGATGGGTATTAGCAGTCAAGGTAATACAGTAATTTCCATCACAGATAGTCAAGGTTTCCCACACGACATTGGGTTGGAAAGACCAAACCCCGTCACTGTGTATGTTGAGTTGACTATTGACACTGCTGCTGAGAGCAACTTTGTACTCCCCGGCAATGGTGTTGATCTTATCAAAGCTGCTGTGATTGATTACGCCAGTAATAACTTTGGTGTTGGTGATGATGTAATTTACTCTCGCCTTTATACACCAATCAACTCTGTTGAGGGTTTCCAGATTGATAGTTTGTTTATCGGCACTTCTCCAGCACCAGTTGGTGTGGCTAATATTCCCGTTGCCTTCAACGAAATTAGTTCGTTTGAAGCAGTAAATATTTCAGTAACAGTCTTGTAAGGAGGATGTATGGCATTGGTTCCCGTCATCTCGATTGACCACCTTACAGAAGCTCGTGCAAGGGTTTGCGAGCAATTCAAAAGTAAAGACATCTTTGACCGCTATCTACAGCTCCTGATTAAACAACAAACAGAGCTTGAGCAAGTATTCAAAGACCTTATCCAGAAACGAAGTATTGATGAGGCTACTGGTGCAACTCTAGACATTATAGGAGAGATTGTAGGTCAACCACGAGAGCTTATCTCTGCTGACTTATTTAATTTCTTTGGCTTTGCTGGGGCACTGAAAGCAGATACTTTTGGTGACTTCGGTACTCCCTCAATCGGCAGTAAGTTCTACGACTTTGGTGCACCTCTTGGCGGTAATGTACTGCTTGATGATGAGACATACAGAATCTTCATCAAAGCTAAGATCCTAAAGAACACAACAGCATCTACACCAGAAGAGTTTATCACCTTCATCAACTTCTTGTTTGGTACAACAACCACTGTAATCCTTGCCGAAGGTAATGCTGAATACACTATTTTGTTTGGTAGGGAGCTTAGTACGTTTGAACAAGTACTTCTTAATTATGTAAGCACTTCTCAAGGATTCCCCTCAAGACTTATTCCTAAGACGGTTGGTGTACGAATTAACTTTGGCTACTTCCTTGATGATAATTACTTTGGGTTCCAAGGTGCTCCGGGTGCTAAAGGATTTGGTGACTTAACTGGAACATATGGTTATGGGCTTGGTTATGGGTTGGGATACGGTGATTCTGACTTTGCATTACTTGGGGACGGTGGGACGATGGCCACTTTGTTCTGAGTGGCCATACTTACTAACAAAATCTGCTTATCTCACCAGACTTAGCTTGTTGGCGCAGTAAATCTACCCTTAAAATCAACGCCTCAACTACAGAGTTGTTTACGGATTTTTCCTCAACATACCTAGGGAGGACGGAAGTCTCTAGGACATTTGCTTT